ACAACCATAAGTGTTATACAAGGGGTTAGTAATGGATGAGTCCGCAAAGCAAGTTGTTGATGTAATGAGCGTAGGTACTATGTTAGGCACTATCAGTGCAATCCTGCCGCCTATATCTGCCATGTTTACTATTGTATGGGTAGCCATACGCATATGGGAAACAGATACAGTACAGGGATTTAGGAACAAGGACAAAGACTAAAATATGTGGACTGCACTGATCGGACCTATCGCTGGACTCGCTAAGACTTGGATTAACAACAGGCACGAGCAGTCACAAGCCAAGCACGTAGCTAAGATGGAAGTCATCAAGAACACAGCTACGTGGGAACAAGAGATGGCGGCGGCTAGTGCAACCTCGTGGAAAGACGAGTGGTTTACTGTGGTGCTGTCGTTACCTCTGTTGGCTGTGTGTTACGGAGTTGCTATGGATGACTTGAGTATTATGCAGAGGGTGGGTATGGCCTTTGTTGAGCTAGACAAGCTACCTGATTACTACCAGTACTTGCTTTACGTAGCAGTCACGGCCAGCTTTGGCATACGTGGTGCTGACAAGCTGATGCAGATGAAGGGTAAGTAACTCATGGCTACAGAAGCAGAAAGAGCAAGACTCCGCTTTGCCGTTGATAAGCTCTACGAAAAATACTTAGGTAGAGCGCCAGAGCAAGCTGGTATTGATTACTGGATGCGTGAAGGTGAGTACGCTAACTTGCCGCCGCTTACTCCGCAAGAAATTGAGTGGAACATTGCTAATTCTCAAGAAGCTCAAGATCGTGTGGCTGAAACTGAACTTGATATATTTGAAGACACAACAGCAGATGATACTACGGCTGATGCTGGCGACGGTCTTGATACTGGAGAGCGTCTTTACGATTATACCAATAATCGGGAAACCGGAGGCTCTCAAAACTTATACTGGAACAACTTTTCTAGGCAATTAACACTAGATGAACTAGAAGCCGCTTATTACGCTCAAGATAATGCAAGAACTAGAGAAGCGTTTGGATCTTGGGATAATTATTTAGCATACATGAACGAGAGACAAGACCTCATTGATGCTGGTGAATATAAAGCAGATTGGTGGGACAGAGGTGTTGCTCTTGTAGATCCAGAAGGTCTTGGTCGTGATGCGGGTATGGACGATAGAGCGCTTGAAGGATCTATTATTGACGAAGGTGTGCGACAGGCGCAAATAGGTTACGGAGAACAAGAAGACGTATTTACTGATTTGTACGAAAAGTACACGGGCGAGTCTGTTGTTAAGTACTTAGATAACGGGGCTAAATACGAGTGGAACGGCACTTCTTTTGTAATGACACAAGAAGCATACGGTTATCACTTTGGTACAATATTAGGCGAAACTCTGCCCGGAATTGTAATTGGTGCTGGCTTAGGCCCAGCAGGAGCAGATATTTTTGGCGTTGCTGGCGCTGGTTCTGGTGCGGCAAGAGGCGCTGTTAGCTCAATGCTGGGTCAATACGTTACTACAGGTTCTGTTGATCCGGGTTCCGTAGCTCAATCCGCTGTTCTTGGTGGAATTGGTGGATTTTTTGATGATATTGTTGCCGCTGACCCCGGAACATATGGCGGCTGGGTTGTTAACGGACAGGTAGTTGGGGCACCCGGACAGTTTGCCATTGAAAAAATACAGTACTTAAGCAATGCTTTAGGCATCCCTTTTACCGATGCCGCTGGAATTGTTGAAGGTATATTAACAGGAGCTGTTAAAGGACAAGACTTTGAAGGAATTGTCCTTAATGCTGTAGGAGGTTGGGGTTCTGCAAAAGTAAATCAATACATACAAAATACTTTAGGTGATGCGGGACTTGATGTAGATAATTTCTTTAGAGAAGGCTCTACAAATATTAGTACCGAAGCTATTCAAAGTTTAGTAGACAACGGTATACAGGGGTTAGTTGATGGTGGAATGTCACCCAAAGACGTTTTTGTTACTCTGTACGATTTCTTTGATGAAGGAGGTTCTTTAGACTTTTTGTGGCCCTCATTAGGAAAATTAGACATTGACATTGACGCAGATTTTCCAAATTTCTGCGATGACTTTCCTAACTTTCCACTGTGTTCAGGAGGAACTCTTCCGGGAATTGACTTGCCTAAAGTGTGTAAAGAAGACGCACAGGGCGAAAAACCTTGGTACTGTAGTTTAGGGTTAAATGGAAGTATAGGTGTTGATGTAGATTTGCCTGATGTAGATTTACCAGAGGTAGATATACAAGTTTGCTCTGATGAGCAAAAGGCTAACGGCGGCATTGAAATTAAAATAGGTGACCCTGATTCTTGGTACTGCCAAATGCCAGATATTCCTCCACCACCTGATGTTGAACTATGTAGCGAAGAAGAGTTAAACAACGGTGGTTACACTGTAAGAATAGGCAGTCCTGATTCTTGGTACTGTAATGTTCCTGATATTGACATTCAGGTGTGTTCTGACGAAGAAAAAGCCCAAGGTGGCGTAGAGATCAAGATAGGCAACCCAGACTCTTGGTACTGTAAAATGCCTGACGTTGATCCTGAAATTGAACTATGTAGCGAAGAAGAGTTAAACCAAGGTGGCTACACCGTAAGAATAGGTGATCGTGACTCGTGGTACTGTAATGTACCTGAGATTGATATTGAAGTTTGTACTGAAGAACAACTATCTCAAGGCGGCGTAGAGATCAAGATAGGCAACCCAGACTCTTGGTACTGTAAGATGCCTGAGATTGATATTGAAGTTTGTACTGAAGAGCAACTATCTCAAGGTGGCATAGAGATCAAGATAGGTAATCCAGACAGTTGGTACTGTAAGATGCCTGAGCTTCCTGACATTCAAGTATGTTCTGACGAAGAGTTAGCTAAGGGTGGTAAAGAAATAAGGATAGGAGATCCTGATTCTTGGTACTGCCAAATGCCAGAGATTCCTGATATTGTAGTTTGCTCTGACGAACAAAAAGCACAAGGTGGCAAAGAAATAAGAATAGGTGATCCTTCAGATTGGTATTGCCAAATGCCAGAGATTACATTGCCGTGTCCTCCGACAAAAGTTAGAAACGAACAAACGGGTGAATGTGAATGTCCTGCTGGTAAAGAAGAAAACGCTTTTGGGTTGTGTGTAGATCCTGACGATAGTTGCCCAACAGGTCAACAAAGAGATCCAGAAACAGGGGAGTGCGTTGAAGTTGATGTAGACACTCCTGATGTTGATACTCCAGATGTTGATATAGATTTTGGGTTTACTGTTCCACAACAGCCTATGACTGATAATAGAGGGATGCTTACAGGAACTACAATTAATCAAGATGCCCAGCTTTTGACAAGAACGCAGTTTCCAATAAGGGATTTTTTAGCGGAAGCTTTACCTAAAACTAAACAAAACACCGGCATGATGACAGGATTTAAAGCATGACATATTTAGACCTAGTAAACAACGTACTGAGGCGTCTCAGAGAAGACACAGTAACGACTGTTAGTGCCAACACGTACAGTGCTATGGTTGGTGACTTTATTAACGACGCAAAACAACTCGTGGAAAACGCTTGGGATTGGTCTAATCTTAGGTCTACTCTGACGATTACTACGGCGGCTGATGACTACACGTACTCTCTCACGGGTTACCAAGACCAAGGCAAAATCCTGAACATCATCAACGATACCTCTAACCTCGTGATGGAGTACAGACCACAGACTTGGTTTGACGACAAGTTCTTGGTACAAACGCCTACCTCTGGTAAGCCAGAGTACTACACGTTTAGTGGCATAGACGGCTCTGGTGACGCACAGATTGATGTGTACCCTAAGCCTGACGGTGTTTACTCCCTGAAGGTCAAGAGCGTCATCAGGAACGTAGCCTTGAGTGCTGACGCTGACACGCTAGCTATTCCTAGTCAGCCCGTGATTCACATGGCGGTAGCTTTGTTGGCTCGTGAACGTGGGGAGACAGGTGGTACGTCAACACCAGAGTACTTTGCTATTGCTGACAAGTACCTGTCTGACGCTATTGCTCTGGACGCCCAGAAGCACCCTGAAGAAACTATTTGGTACACACCGTAGG